TATGAAACTTTACTAGGAGCAAGTAAAATATATGACCTTAATAACAACCAAATTGGCCTTACAGGTGCCGATACTAATTTCTTAGAAACAACAGGCCAACAAGAAACTGCAGATTATATAAGAGCAATCCAACCTCCAACTGACGTTACCTCAAACTTTCAATACACAATGGGGTATGACAAAATTAAAAGTAGGAGACAAATAAAACCTGGGTTTACAGGGATTACAGATTTTAGAAAAGATGTAATAAATCCTAGCAGTGTTCAATCTAGAGATTACAATAGCTTTGAAGTAAATAAAACTACAAGAGTAGGTATAGGTGATCCTGGATCTCGACCTAGGGACCAAAGAAAAAACCCAAATACTTCATATTATGGAGGTCAGGATAGGGTAAACATGACTGATGTTATCAACACCTATGATTCTAGTACATTTGTCGGAGACAAGAGAGATTTAATTAAATTTGGATTTGAAACTATCCAAAACGACAACACTGATAAAATAACAGCAACTCATTTTAGAGCATTTCTAACTGGATATTCAGATAATCATAGTGCTGAATGGAGTGGAAAAAAATATGCTGGTAGAGGAGAAAACTTTTATACATACCAAGGTTTTGATAGATCCGTAAGCTTTACTTTTCAAGTAGCAGCCCAATCAAAACAAGAAATGAAGCCTTTATATAATAAGTTAAATTATTTATTATCTACCTTATACCCTGACTATACTAGTGATGGATTTATGAGAGGTAATATTACTAAACTAACCATAGGAGAACTATTTAATAGAACACCTGGGATTTTAACTAGTCTAAACCTAACAGTTGACGATAACACCCCTTGGGAAATTGCCTTTAAAGAAGGAACATCCGGAAATACTGATTCCGAAATGTTAGAAACTCCCCAAATTATAACGGTGGCTGTTACCTTTATTCCAATTTTATCTGTTTTACCTAGAACGGGGCTTACTGTTAACAATCCAAATCAAACTCCAATATTATTAGCATCAGAAGCACAAAAGTCAACTACTTTTTTAAATAATAATAATAATGTTACACAAAGATTTAATAACGTAGATGGATTTACTGATATAGATGCTAGTTTAAATTTAGGAACTACAACATAATTCAATGGCTAGACGGTACGAAAATATAGGAATTCAAAAAACCATAAGCGGTAAAGTAGGGTATTTACCTACTCGCTACCCTTCACTTGTTCCCTCAAATAATGATTATTATATTGTGGCACGTGCTGATGATAGATTAGACCTAATATCAACAGATTTCTTTGGGGACCCTACATTATGGTGGGTAGTTGCTATGGCAAATGATTTACCTGGAGATTCAATGTTTATGCCTATGGGTTTCCAACTTAGAATACCTGGTAATCTATCAGATGCCCTAAATGCTTATGAATTAGCAAATACAATTTAAATGTTATGGCTGAATATAAAAACATTGTTGGTACAGGATTTCCAGAGGAAATTCAAAACCAAATAAATACCCGTCAACAAAAACTTAATTCCCCAACAAGGGATTCCCAAACATTACAATATTTAACTAATAGAAATGCTTGGGTGCGCCTAAGCTCAGGAGTACTTCTCAGACCCCAAATTCCACTATCCCTCCCTTCTGATGATGTAGGCTTAACACCACCACTTGTTATTGAAACTGGAACCATAAACCCCACTACTAATGTAACATTTAAACCTAAAGATCCTGACGTATTTACTAGAAGATTAAGAGATTATTCTAATATTATTCAAGGAAATGATTCTTTAGCAAAAAGTAACATTCTTCAAGGAGGTACTATTTCTAAAAATGGGCCTAATACTACCCTAAGAGGGGGTTTTAAAGAAACCTATACTATAGGTGCTACTGATAATCTAGGCTTTAAACCTATGCCCGGTATTACCAATGTTAGTATAACTACAGGAGGTAAATGGCAGACTTTATTACAAGCAGATATTGATTTTATCTGTTATGACCTAGACCAATTAGATACAATGTCTAAACTTTATATGAGTTTGGGGTGTACTGTATTTTTAGAATGGGGTCATACTAACTATTTTAAAAATGATGGTACATTTGAAGTAAACCCCAAACCTATAGACTTCTTTAATGAAAATAATAAAGAGGACTTAAGAAAAAGTTCCACCAAGAAGGTTAAAAACACAGAGGGGAATTACGAGTCTATTGTAGGTACTGTCTATAACTTTAGTTACCAAGCTAATAGTGATGGGTCTTATAGTTGTAAAACTGTTATAATGGGAGCGGGGGGAATGGTAGAATCTCTAAAAATTAATAATTCTACTAATTATAACTTTGATTTTTATTCTACATTAGAGGATAAAGCTGAAATATTTTCTTCTACTTTAGAAAATGCTTTATATACTATAAAAAAATTTTTAATTTTATCTGATAGTGGACCTAATTCCAACCTAACATCTATGTCCCAAGCCTTGTCTGGGACCGTTGAAAAATACCTTGTTCCCATTGAATTTGGAGAAACAGTTCTAAACAAAAAAACTCAAAAAAAGGATACTTACGCCGACCTACTAAACAACATATTTCAATTACCTCTCTACAAAGGTCCAGAGTTTACTCCTTCTTCTATGAAATCCCAAAATATCTCAGCAACTTATGGTAATCCTTGGTCTCTCCTCTCAGGACATCAGACTGAAAAAGACTTAACTGCTATTAGGAGAAATTTTTATAAAGGATATAGATCTTTAACTTCATATAATGGAGATTATTCTAATATCTCTGATCCTTCAACCTATATTACATTAGGCCATCTACTATCCCTAATCCAACACTTAAGTATATTTACGGAAGGTAGTGGTAGTAATTTTAAACCCGTAATTTATATAGATTATAATCCTGATTCCACTATTATAAAAAGAGGAATTATTGAAGCTAGTATAGATCCTAGTAAATGTTTAATTTCTTACGTTACTACAGAATCTAATCAAGATATTTTTTACTACCCTTATAATCTAAATGATTCTACAACGGGTATTCTTTGGTGGAAGGAAAAAGGAAGCATTGAAGATAACCTTTTAGTAGAACCAAAAAAATCACTAAATGGGGTTAATAACACATTAGGAAAAAATGGGTTTGAAGGTAAACTATTTAATATTCTAATTAATATAGATTTTGCTATTAATACCTTAAAAGACCTATCTAGCAAAAATGAAGATAAAACTGTTAATTTAATAGAATATATAGATACTATACTAAATGGTATTAATATTTCCCTCGGGAAGGTAAATGCTTTAAGGGCCTTTTATGATGATAAAAGCAATTGCATTAGAATAATAGATGAAAATTATAATAAAAAAGAAATCAAAACAGAACAAGTTTTAATCTTAGAAAACTTTGGCACCAAATCCACAGTATATGATTATAGCTTTACTTCTAAAATAACACCTAATTTAGCCTCCCAAATAGTAATTTCTGCCCAAGCCCTCGATGCGGGAGGTATAAAAGAATTTTCTGAAGACGTTTTATCTTACCAAAAATTAAATGGGGGTGTTATAGATAAATTTGCAACTACTAAAAAACCCCCAATCCCCCCTCAGGTAAGTACAATCCCCCTTGATGGTGAACAGAAATCCCCCCTAAAAAAACTATTTAACCACTTTTATAACGTATATACATTAGCCAATCTTCAACTAGATACTATTAATAGCCTCTCTACATTATATTCAGACTTACAAAATAAAACAGAAAAAATTATAAATCCAAATAACCCAACCTTATTAATCCCTTTAGAATACAGTATAACCCTAGATGGAATATCTGGGATTTTACCTTACAGCATATTTAGAGTCCCCGACAGTAGATTACCTAAAAGATATAGAGGAAAAGTAGATTTTGTAGTATTTTCTATCAACCACTCAATTGAAAATAATAAATGGTACACAACACTTAGAGGACAAACACTAATTCGTAACTAATGGCGTACATACCTAAATCAATGGTTAATACAAACCTGTATACTTCCGGAGGGCAGTTAGCAGATTTCGAAGGTAATCCTTATGAAGGTTACTATCACGGGTTATTTACAGGACAGAATTTTAGTGGTAAAACTCCCCTATCCCCTAACAAAAAACAATTATTTCCTTCTACTCAAACCCTAACCCAATTAAGTTCGGGAAATAATGTTCCAAATACCGAACAAAACCTACAATTTCAAACTCTAAACCCTACAGACCAAGACTTATATAAATTTGGTAAAGACCCTGATTACTTTGTAGTCCAACCTACGGGAGAGGATTATAAAAGGGGTACTATAACACGTTACTTTTCTAGACGTAAAAACCAAACCCCACCAGAAATTAGAGAAATATCTAAACCTACATTTGACGATATATCTAGACAAGGCCGAGAATATAATTATGCCTTATGGGACGTAATTAGTATGTTCTGGAAAATAACAGGGCCCCTAAATGATTCAAAAAATAAGAATGGTGTGCTAACAGCGGGTATTGTAAATACAAACGAAAGGCTAAGAGCCTCCGCTAACCAACAAATGAGAGGTATAAAATCATATCTTAACGACCTCATTCAATACTCAGTTAAAACAGATCTTGAAATTATTTCGGGACAGTATACGGGTGGTGGAGATTTTACAGTAAGACAAAATAATAGTGACTTTATAGGTTATTACCATATAATGGCCGATGGTACTATTATGGATGGTGGTACTCACGAACAAACTACAAACGTAATTATTTTAGCAGGAAATGTGTTAGTTCAAAACCAAATTAATACATTAGTAAGAATAGCATTAGGTAAATTAGGTTCATCATAGAATAGTTCGTATATTTACCCAAATAAGAAAAGGTTATGTTTTATATTGTTGAGACACCCCAACAACTTACGAATCTACACTGTTTAGGAGACGAATGCTACATTAGCATCATTCCTATGAACGACGAATATCATTCATCATTATCTTCCCCTTGCCTTATATATTTTAGAACTTTAAATAGTAAAGGATACATATTTCCTATAAACCATAGTGAAGGGTTTAGCCTTAAATTAAAAGATGTTTTAGAGTGGATAGATTCAAAGTATAAGAATATATATACACGAAATAAAAAAGAATGTTTATATTATTTTAATAGTAACAAATTAATTGACATACAATATGACAACAATAGAGCATATACTACTGGGATCCGGGATTGGTATTATAGGTTATATCCTAATAAACCGTTTACTAATTCACTGGTTCCTATATCAAAGCATTATGAAGAACAGGAAAAGATCTTCGAAGAGGTCAAGGCCCAACTTGAGACAAGCCCAAATGGATTTTATAACGAAGCATACCCTGAAGTCTTCAAGTCAATCGAGCAAGAAGGAATAAAGATAGATCCTATTCTATTTGATAAACACTTTAAATACCACGAAAAAAATTGGTTTATAAAGGACGATACTGTCTATACAAAATATAACTTGTATAATTTAACAACTCGTCCTACAAATTCATTTAATGGAGTAAACTTTGCTGCTTTAAACAAAAATGATGGCTCACGATCAGCCTTTATCCCTAAAAACGATTTATTCTTTGAATTCGATTACGATGCATACCACGTACGTATTTTGGCGAAACTCATTAACTATCAACTAGATAACGGATCGGTACACACCCAACTGGGCCGTATGTACTTCCAAAAGGACACGCTGACAGACGCCGAATATAGCCAATCTAAAGAACTTACATTTAAGCAATTATATGGGGGTGTGTTTGATCAATACAAAAATATACCATTTTTCAAACAAATGACAGAATATGTAAATATTCTTTGGAAAAATTTTAACGAAACAAAACAACTTGAATTAGTTGGAGGTAAAATATTATTATTTGACCAAATCATAAACCCAACTCCAAACAAAATACTAAACTACATCATCCAATCAGCGGAAACCTATAATAATGTAGTGTCTGTAAAACGAGTTATAGAATATTTGGATAACAAAAAAAGTAGTGTTATATTATACACATATGATTCGTTCTTGATAGATTATTCTAGAGAGGACGGGAACGGAACATTAAAAACAATTAAACAATTATTAGAACAGGACGGTTACGTGGTTAAAGTCGAATATGGACTCAATTACGATTCTCTCAACAAAATTTAAAAATGACTACACCCACAACAGCTACACAAAACCACTACATATTTATAGACAGTGAAAATTTCTCACTAGACTACGATATGAATAAACTATTTTGCACGTTTACCACTAAGGACCAGCTAGACACTACCATAGAGACTATAAAATCACAATATCAAATCTTATTTAATAAGATATTTGTGCTTTATATTGAGTCAACAAACGAATACGTGTGCACATATAATGTAGATTCATTTAATATGTCTAATACTATATTAGATAATACTATACTTTTGCATAGAAAAAAAGAATCCAATACCCTTTATACAATAAATGCTTTAAATGATTTAATTCGAGAATTAAATGGTGGGAAAGCTGACCCAAGCTATAGAGTCAGTTGGCAAGAATATAGAAATTGTATCTTACTAACTACTAGTGGAGAACTAAAACGACTGGATACTAAAATCCACGAAATTTTAAATTTCTAATAAAATATTTGGCTTCACGGAGGAGCCTTATTATATTGAATCGTTATAAATTAAAACAAACAATTAGTTATGGATTTAAGTGTTATCTCAAGCAAGTTAGAACAACTTCAAACACCACAAGGCCAAGGTTCAGGCCAAAAAACAGACCGCTCCCTTTATTTTTGGAAAGCCCAATTAGGTAAACATCAAGTTAGATTTGTCCCTTCAGCAGTGAACAGGGATAACCCATTCCAAGAAGTATACTTCCATTATGGTATTGGAGGTAAAACAATGATTTCACCAATTAACTTCGGTGAAAAAGACCCAATCGTAGAATTTGCAAAAGAATTACGTAAAACATCTGAACCCGAAAACTGGAGGTTAGCTAAGAAATTAGAACCTAAGATGAGAACATTTGCCCCCGTTATAGTTAGGGGTGAAGAAGAAAAAGGTGCCCGTTATTGGGAATTTGGTAAGCAAATCTATCAAGAATTATTATCATTAGCAAATGATGAAGATATAGGAGACTACACAGATATCGAAAACGGATTTGATATGACTATAGAGGTAACTAAAGGTAACCCTTATAATGAAACAGCAGTCCGTATTAAACCAAAACAAACCCCCCTATCCCCAGATGCTACTAAAGCAGACACCTGGACTAAAGAACAACCTGAATTGTTTAAATACTTCAAAAAGTATTCTTACGATGAAATGAAAGAGGCTTTATCTAGTTTCCTAAACCCCGAAGAAAGTGAAGAGCCAACCCAATCAGGTACACCCTTAGATACTGTTGTCCCAAAAACACATCTATTAGATGGTTCTCCATTAGCTGAAGATGTACAGGTAAAAGAAAAAAAGGATAGTAAAAACTTTGGCTTAAATGTTAAAACAAAAGAAGCGTTTAACGAAGACGAATTCGAGGATTTATTTAAATAACTAAAACCAATTTATGGCAAAGAAAACAACAAGCCTTGGAGGTGATATCTCTAAGTCTGTTAAAGGTACATTCTCCCTCGATAGGTTTAAAAACTCAAAGGGATTAAGTGCTTCTAACAGCTCGTTTAAAGCACAAGAATGGATACCCTTATCACCCGCATGGCAAGAGATGGTTTCCTTACCTGGAATACCTCATGGTCATATTACATTACTTAGAGGCCACTCCGATACTGGAAAAACAACAGCTCTACTAGAGGCTGCGGTTAACGCACAAAAGATGGGAATATTACCTGTTTTTATCGTCACGGAAATGAAATGGTCTTGGGATCATGCTAAAATGATGGGTCTTAAGTTTGAAGAAGGAGTAGATGATGAAGGTAACAAAATTATAGATGGTGATTTTTTATTCGCGGATAGAGAAGTATTAGGTACTGTAGAGGCTGTCGCCGGATTTATGATAGACCTAATGAATGAACAAAAGAAAGGTAACCTACCTATGGATATGGTATTCCTTTGGGATTCTATAGGATCTGTCCCATGTCAGATGTCCGTTGAAAAAGAAAAAAACAACAACGAATGGAATGCTGGAGCAATGTCAACCCAATTTGGTAATTATGTTAACCAAGAAATATTATTATCTCGTAAAGAATCCCGTCCTTATACTAACTCGTTAGTTGCTATTAATAAAATTTGGGTTGAAAAACCTATTGGACCTATGCAACCACCTACAATGAAAAACAAAGGTGGAAACACTATGTTCTTTGATGCTAGTATAATTGTAACATTTGGTAACATATCAAATTCTGGTACACTAAAAGTAAATGCTGTTAAAGATGGTAAGAAAGTAGAGTGGGCTAAGAAGGTAAAAGTTTCCGTTGAAAAAAACCACATTAATGGTGTTACCTCTACAGGTAAAATTGTAGTAACCCCACACGGATTTATTTCTGAAACTAAAAAAGATATGGATAACTATAAAAAAGCTCACCAAGATGAATGGTGTGATGTTTTAGGAAGTGGACCCTTTGAAGTAGTTACTGAAGGAAGTGAAGATGAAGATTTTAGCAATATAGTATCAACTAATGAATAAAGCATATCAAGATATTCTAAACAATTTAAATAAAGAAGAATCAACGCTGGAGCCCCTACACTTAAATAGTAGGGTGCTCTTAATTGATTCAATGAATACATTTTTACGTTCTTTTGCGGTTATCCCAAACGTTAACACACAAGGAAATCATGTTGGTGGGTTAGTTGGATTTATGAAATCTTTAGGATATGCCATAAAATTAATTCAACCTACACGAGTTATACTTGTATTTGATGGACAGGGAAACATTACAAATCGCAGAAACATATACGCTGATTATAAGGGAACCCGCAAAATAAAGCGTGTTACAAGGTGGAACTCATTTAGTTCGCTGGAGGAGGAATCGGCATCAATTGGCGAGCAGATGATGCGTTTAATTGATTATCTAAAAGTATTACCTATTAACTTATCTATTATAGATAAAATAGAAGCAGACGATACTATAGCCTATCTTGCCCAAAAATTAAAGAATGATGTTGTAATATATTCAGCTGACCAAGATTTCCTACAATTAGTAAACGATAGAGTTACAGTGTATTCTCCTATTAAAAAGAAATTCTACAAACAGCAAGACGTATTTGAACATTATGGTTTATATCCTAAAAACTTTATTACAATGAAATGTTTAATGGGTGATAAATCGGATAATATTCCGGGTGTTAAGGGTTTAGGTGATAAAAAATTATTCAAGTTATTTCCCGAACTATCTGAAAACAAAAAATTCACATTAAAGGAAGCATACCAAAAAGCAACCAATAATATAGAGGAACATGGGTTATACGGGAACATTCATTTATTTAAAAATCAACTTGAAATAAACTATAAGTTGATGAATTTAGAGGATATTGAACTAATGGAGGCTGACCAACAAGAATTAGATACCCTAATAGAATCAGAAACATATAACTTCAATAAAACTAAATTCTTACAAATGTATGAAAAGGATTTACTAGGTCGTGGGATTCCTAATGTAGAATTTTGGCTTACAGAAGTATTTTCTTACCTTCAAAATTATAAAGTAAAGTAATGATAAAAGAAGACGCATTATCTCTTGTACAAGAAATAAAGGACAACATTCATATATGTTGTGCTATAACAATGGAGCCCGATGATGTTTTAGTACTATTAGATAAACTTGAAAAATATATAAATGAACAACCTACAATAAAAGCTCCCCTAAGTAATTAGGATTATAGGTTTAATTTTATTACATTTAATTATAATTTTAACATTTAAAATAAAAGGTTTTTGACACTCAAAGCTCTCTCCCAATACGGCCCACATTTCCAACTAAAAGTATTAAACTCATTACTACGTAATAAAAAGTTTATACTTAATATTCGAGATGTCTTATCGTATACTTTCTTCGAAAATCAAGCCCACCAATGGATTGTAAAAGAAGTATTACAATACTTTGACGAATACCATAGTGCCCCTACCTTAGATTTCCTTAAAATTGAAATTAAAAAAATAGACAACGATGTTTTACAAACATCTGTTGTAGACCAATTAAAAGAAATTTACAAAATTATCAACGAAGACCAAGAATACGTTGAATCAGAATTCTCAAATTTCTGTAAAAACCAAGCCCTCAAATCCGCACTACTCAAATCAGTAGACTTCCTACAAGATGGGATGTTTGACGATATTCGATTTTTAATTGACAATGCTTTAAAAGCAGGGCAGGATAAAAATATAGGACACGAATATAACAGAGATATAGATGCTCGTTATCACGAAGAAGACAGACAAGTTATTCCTACACCTTGGGAAATTATCAACGATAAACTTATGGGTGGTTTAGGAGGAGGAGACTTCGGTTTAATATTTGGTTCTCCGGGAGGTGGTAAATCTTGGACTATGGTTGCTTTAGGAGCACACGCTATTCAGTTAGGTATGAATGTCGCACACTATACTTTAGAGTTAGGTGAAGGTTATGTTGGTAAAAGATACGATGCTTACTTTACAGGTATTCCGGTAAATACTATCCATACTGAACAGGAAAAAGTAAAGGAAGTAGTAGGTAAACTAAAAGGTAACCTAACAATTAAAGAATATGCCCCCCAACAAGCAACTATCACAACTATAGAATCCCATATTCAAAAAATGACGGATTTAGGATATGCTCCTGATTTAGTTATTATTGATTATGTTGACTTGTTAAAATCAACACGTACAAGCCACGACAGAAAAGAGGAAATAGATGACATTTATATTGCAACTAAAGGTCTAGCTAAAACTCTTAACATCCCAATATGGTCAGTATCTCAAGTTAACAGGGCAGGTGCCAAAGATGATGTAATTGAAGGAGATAAAGCAGCTGGCTCATATAACAAAATCATGATTACAGATTTTTGTATGTCATTATCTCGACTAGCTCAAGATAAAGTAAACAACACAGGTCGCTTCTTTATAATGAAAAATAGATACGGAATGGATGGAATGGCTTATTATGCAGATGTAGATACTGCAACGGGTCATATTATAATTGATGAAAACCCCAGAGAGGTTGATGAAAGTGGGCCACCTGCTGATCCTAAACGACCTAACGACTATACTGATACTGACAGGAAAAACCTAAAAGTATTATCTGAAAACTTCTTCATGAAGTAATATCAAAGTATATAGTATATATTATATTTATTAACCCATTCGCGGAATTTTAAACCAAACTAACTAGATTATATGAGAGACATTACTAAGGAACGAATTGTATACAAACCATTCGAATATCCTGAAGCACAGGATTATTGGTGGAAACAACAACAGGCACATTGGCTGCCTAGCGAAGTGCCCATGATGTCAGATATAAATGACTGGAAACAAAACCTTACAGATACTGAAAAAGATATTATAGGCACCATTTTAAAGGGATTTGCTCAAACCGAAACTGTAGTAAACGATTACTGGACTAATTTAGTAACAAACTGGTTTAGAAAACCTGAAATTATTGCGATGGGTGTAACCTTTGGAGCGTTTGAAACCATCCATGCTGAAGCCTATTCATTGTTAAACGAAGAATTAGGGTTAGATGATTTTAGCGAGTTCCTTGAAGATGAAGCTACAATGGCTAAAATCCAAAATTTAATGGATGTTAGAGATGCACATGACGGGACACCTGATTGGAGTGCTAGGGCAAAATCGTTAGCTATATTTTCTGCTTTTACAGAAGGTGTAAATTTATTTTCTTCATTCGCAGTTTTACTTTCATTTAAACTACAAAACAAATTAAAAGGAGTAGGGCAAATAGTAGAATGGAGTATTAGAGATGAATCATTACATTCAAATGCTGGGTGCTGGCTATTCAGAACATTATTAGATGAAAAACCAGAATTAAACACACCTAAATTAAGAGCCGATATTGAAGAAGCAGCTCGTTTGTCATTAAAATTAGAATTAGATTTTATTGACAGAGTATATGAAATGGGAGATTTAGAAGGATGTCCAAAATACGATCTCGTATCATTTATCAAACATAGAGTAAACACTAAAATGGGTGATTTAGGATATGGAGCAATTGTAAACGATATAGACAAATCAGCAATAAAAAGAATGAAATGGTTTGATAGTTTATCAGGTGGCAAACAACATACAGATTTCTTCGCAAATAGAGTAACAAATTATAGTAAAGGAGCCCAAAACTGGGATGCCGACAGTTTATTTTAAGATATGGATAATAATAGTTTAGTATCAAACGTAAATGAATGGATAAAGGGCCGTGATTACCCTGAATTTTTTGACGAAATTTCCTTAGCAACCATTTCAAAAGGTTATCTCTTACCGGGAGAAACCCCTAAAAAAGCATATCGAAGAGTAGCCCACGCTGCTGCTACTAGACTTAATCGACCAGATTTAGAAACCAAATTTTTTAAAATTATTTGGAATGGTTGGTTAGGATTAGCTTCCCCAGTTCTTTCCAACATGGGAACAGATAGAGGATTACCTATCTCATGTTTTGGAGTAGATACACCT